TTTTCCTGTTAAAAATCTAAAGATCACAGTCTTTTGAGATGCAGGCAAAATAAATTCAAATTTGTTTTCAAATGGAACAATTGGCGTTAAATCTAGAAAATTGATTTTAACATTTGATAAATCAAAAGTTCTATCTGATTTTTGTTCACATTCACTGCATTCAACTGACGCTTGATATTCAGGTCCATAACCCGTGATTCTTATTGAGAACAACAGCGAATTTCTATCGCCAGAAATCATTTCAAGTGGATCAATTGATTTGTCGATTAAACATGATTTGATCAGTTCTGTGATGGCTCCACCAGACTTAAGCAATGCCGGCGACATCAAGATATCTTCTTCCCTTGCTGTCATGGCTCGAATGCCCACAGATTCAACACCGTGCAACGGAGACCCTTCTGGGTATAGTAACCCCTTAGAAGGCAGCGGGATGAGCTCGAAGGGTATCTCGTCACTCTTGTTGTTATTATTTAATTGTGTTGTTTGTTGTTGCTGCGTAAAAACTGAGTTTGAAGTTCTAGGAGGAAGTATTTGATTATGAGTTGTATTGTTCATATCTGTATAATATTAACAAATAACACATATTATTATACAGATATGAATTTTTATTCAACTATCAATTAATAACGTGATTTATTTTTCCAATAATTATTATGTCTGTCTACATGTTGTTCAAATTCTGGAGTCTTATATGATGAACCTTTAAAACTAGACATTTCAAGCTCTTGTTCTTCTGGCGTTAGATCACGATGATTAGCGAAAAATCTATTTGTTTGTGCACTTAAATTATCAGCATCTTTTTTTCTTGTTGGCAATGACGCTCTACGTTTATTCACATATTGTGTAATACGTTCATAAGCATATTCAACAAATTCTGCATCATCAGCAACGTCTTTAGGACTAACCATTAGAATTGGTTGCTGATCATTATAACGAGATTTTGTGCCTGGGCGCGTGCCAGCCATAACTTCCCATTCTGTCTTATACAATCTAACATATCGGCTTTTACGCGTAATTTTATATTTGTCGCCAGTTTCAGGATCTAACAAAGCAATTGTTCCGTTTGCTGCTTCTCTAGAAGATGTTACTTCTTCTAATCCAAGCGAAGGATCATATAATTGCTCGCCAGATGCATCTTCAACTGCTTCACGAATCAAGGTTCTTAACTGTCTAACTGTTATTCTCATATTATTTATTTTCTTTCTATTGTGATAAACTATTATTATCTAAATAAACTACAACTTCATAAATTGCTTTACAAAAATGATAATTTAATATTGCAATATTGCTTGATCAAATCTTAACGTACAAGAAATTTCAACTGGTGAACCGTCTTCATATGTTAATTCACCAAAATTTATTTCTGTTGGAAAAACACCAACAAGATCCCATAATTCAACGACGTTGCCAACTGGATCTAAGATTTTCAATTGCAAGTTTCTTTTATAGAAATCAGCATATCCAGATCTACCAGAGACGTTTTCATAAATTAAACGCAACCATTCTGTCATTTGCTGTGCACCAGATGGCGCAATTGGATCATGCATTGTAACGGACATCGGATTCCATTTTGTTTTGCCAGCAAGATATCTTGTAGCATTGATCCATGAAATTTCAACATCTTCAGTTGTTGCTGTTGGTCTTGCACCCGTTTTAATCAAAAAAGCATCGATGCCTTCAATTGCAATTAAAAATCTGTTATGTCGTTTTGGTTCAAACTGATTTGGTAACATTGAAGTTACATCTAATGTTTCTACAGCCATTTAATATTCTCCAGAAATATATATTTATTCAATTCTTAAAAATGCATTAACTTGTTAAAAAATCATAAACCAATTGTTCAATTCTAGATTCTAAAGCAGTTCCGTCTGGAATCCAAGGAACAGATTCTATTTCATCATTTGTATATGTTGTATGTAAATTCATACGACCTGATTCTCTTGTTGGATGCGCATATTTAGCTTCTACAACGGTGATTGGATCTTCTGAAAATTCATAATCATAAAATTGAAATTCAAGTGTATATTCGTCTGGTATTTTAATAGACACCCGCTTAGTATCGTTTTCTAATTCCATAAAGTGTTTACTGTAATCTACAATGAAATTTTCAAACTTTGTTGTTTTAAAATTAGATAATAACGATATTGGATTATTGTATTCAGCAGTGATACTTTCATTATCACCGATTGCTTCTTTGATCAAACGTTTTAATTGTCTAACTGTTATTTTCATTTTATTTTAACCCAATAAAAAATTATAAATAAGATTCAAAATTTCAGAATCTTTAAATTGTCCGTTTAAAATATGCAGCCCAGTACGCGTCTTTAACGATGAATCAAATGCAGACGTATATACAACACGTTTATTATTGCCAAATCTAACTTCAAAAACCATAACAGGTTCTTTTGTATAAGTAGAATAAAGCATAAATTTAATAGTTGATTTATATATCAGTTTTATAACAACGCGATTATAATCATTTTCTAATTCAATAAAATCTTGACCAGAATCTACAGTATAATTATTAAATCCAGATATTTTAAATTTAGACAATAAATCTATAGAGTTTTTAGATTCACCGCTAAAATCATTATCATTAAAAATTGCTTCTTTGATCAAACGTTTTAATTGTCTTATATTCATCATTTTATATCTTTCCGTTGATTCGCAACTTACAGTAGATCCATATGTTGATATAGATAACTGATGTGATCTTTTTTTGCGAGGCTTTTTATATATTTTTCTGCCTAGATTATCTATCTTTAAATTTGTATCTATAACATTGTCGCCTAAATCTAAAAATTCTTTCATTTAATATTTTCTTTTATAAATAGATAATTCAGATATAGCATACTCAACAAGATTTTGAATTGTTGGCGTTATTTCACGAATAATTATTTGTGTTGTTTTTCTAACGATATCAGCATTTGCTTTATTAAGAGAATCAATGATATCTGGATTTTTAGATAATGCAAAAACAATTGCTGATTTAAATTGTGGATTTGATAATTTCTTGATGAAATAACTTGTCATTGCAAATGATTCATCAACTTTATTTGTGATTGCACCAAATATTAATCGTTTTAATTTTGTGAAATTATCCATGATCTTTATCTTTTGTTAATAAAGTTAATAAGCTTATAATCTGTTCTGTTAAAATTATAAGCTTTCCTGTTGATGTAGCACTTGAAATAATCTTTGCAATATTATATAATTGATCAATTTGTTCTTGCGATAGTGATCCAATATTTTCTAAAATATCTTCTATACTATCAATAACATAATTGCGTTTATCAACAATAAACGAAATATTTTTTAATATCTCTGTTTTTAATTCAATCAATATTTCGTTTATTGTTTTCATTTAATTATTTTGATGCCATTGCTATTTTTGATAAATCTGAAGATGATACTTTAACGACTTTTGTCGTTGTTGACTCTCTGCCTTGTTCATAATTTTCAGCAGCTTTTTCAGCACTTTCTTTATCAGGAAAGATTTTAGTATTTACATCAGAAATCTTTGTTGTGTTATTATGACCCGTTTTTGGCAAATAAAATTTTTGTGCTCCAGAACCTTGATAATGTTGAACAGCGTATTTTGCATTTGGATCTTTTGCTTCAACAAGTCTTGCGATTTGCAATTCTTCTTTTAATATTTCTTTAAATCTACGTGTATTCATTTTATGATCTTTCTAGTTGTTTTTGAATTTGCAAATGTGTTGGCATGTGTATAGACACAACGTCGATATTTGAAGAACTTGACAAAGTGCTTTCAACATCTTCAAGCGTCAATCTTTTAACATGCATAATTTTATTGTGTTTATCACGTGAAACAATCACAGGCAGTTTCACAATAATTTCTACGTCTGTCAAAACAATTGATTCAGTTAATTCTTCGTTGTGCATTTTATCTTCTGAACACATTTATAATTTAACCTTTTAATCCACCATTTGTCACTGTAAAATCAATTGAAACAAATTCAATTGAATTAACTGGCGCCAGCAATAGTTTTCCACGAACTGTATTGTTTTCAATATCTGCTTGTGTCGTTGTTGAACTATCAACAATTAATCTATAACCATTTAAGCCACGTTCATTTTGAATACGTTGCAATTGAGGATTAACCTTGCTTGTAAACGATGCTAAAGTTGATTCTCTATTTGGCTCGAATAAAATAGACATAACAGCTTTTCTAACAATTCTTCTAACTGCTATTAATAATCTACGCACATTAACTCGATCAAATGCACTGTTAACACGTTGCAATAAAGTTTTTTGACCCCAAACAACAGCGCCAGATCTTAATGCAATTCCACCACGTTCTGGACTTGGAAAAGAGATAATTGGATTCAGTGATGAATCATATAACAAATCAATTTGTTCTTGTGATAAAATCACTGACGGTTCAACACCATCAACAATTGCACCTCTTGTTTTTCCAGCAGGTGCTAACCAAGGCTTACCAATTGCATCGTTTAATGACATAGCAGATAATGCAGCAACTGTTCCAGGTGCAACTATATTAGTTTTTGTTGTA